GATATCCAGAAGATTGGGCTGAGTTTGAAAATTTAGATCAGTACCCTTGGGAAGATTCTCCTAATGATACACAAGACGCTTATCGTTTACCTTTTTGTGATAATTATGAAATTTGGGATAGTGTTAGAGGGCAGTGTGTTCCAGATGGTAGAGTTATTCCTAATGTCCCTTGGCCTCCTCCGGCACCAGATGACCAAGGAACACCGCAAACAAGAGACAATGGTAATGGAACTTCAACAACAACGTATCCAGATGGTCGTGTAATTATATGGCCTAACACTTTTGATACAGACGGTTATGACAGGGACAACCCTTGCGAAGAAGGAACAGAAAGAATAAACGGTGTTTGTGTTCCTAAGTGTGAAGAAGGTTTTACTAGAATAAATGGAATTTGTACTGAAGATACAAAGCCAGAACCAGAAGACCCTTGCTTAAATAAACCTAACTCTACCTATAACTCTGCTTCAGACTCCTGTGAATGTAATGAAGGTTTTGAAGATATAGGGGGCCAGTGTGTTCCTATACCAGAGCCAGAACCAGAACCAGAACCTGAGCCAAAAGACCCTTGTTTAGATAAACCTAACTCTACCTATAACTCTGCTTCAGACTCCTGTGAATGTAATGAAGGTTTTGAAGATATAGGGGGCCAATGTGTTCCTAAGTGTGAAGAAGGTTTTATTAGAGATGCTGAAGGTATTTGTGTTGAAGAACAAATTGAAGGTTGTGAAGGAGGTAAAATAAGAGGGCAAAATGGAGAATGTGAATGTCCCGCAGGTACTGAAGAAATAAACGGAGAGTGTGTTCCTACTTGTGAAGAAGGATTTACTAGAGTAGATGGGGTTTGTACTAAAAACCAAGTAGATCCTCCACCAAACCCTTGTACTGGAGGAAAAGTATTAGGCGAATCTGGAGAATGTGAATGTCCCGAAGGAACTCAAGATATTAATGGTGTTTGTGTTGCTATTCCAGAGCCTGATCCTGAACCTGAGCCTATACCTGAACCAGAGCCTGAACCAGAGCCTGAGCCTGAACCTGATCCTATATGTACTGGAGGAAAAGTATTAGGAACAAGTGGAGAATGCGAGTGTCCCGCAGGAACTCAAGATATTAACGGTGTTTGTGTTCCTGATATTATAGAAACAATTACTTCTGTAGAGCCATGTCCAGAAGGACAGGAAAGAGATGTTAACGGTAATTGTAAAACAATAATAAACTCTAACCCTTGTCCTGCCGGTTCTACTTACAGCATAGAAGAAGATAAATGTGTTCCTGATATTATAGATATTGTTCCTTGCCCAGAAGGACAAGAAAGAGATATTTATGGTAACTGTGTAGAAAAAGAAAATCCATGCCCTGCCGGTTCTACTTATGATACTAATTTAGATCGTTGTGTTCCTGATACTGTTCTTTGTCCTGATGGACAACCTCCTAATCTTGACGGTAGTTGCGACAGAACAGAAAATCCAATTCAAGAAGAAGAACCTTGTCCTAATGGAGCTACAAGAGATCCTATAACAGGAAAATGTCCTGCTGAAGAAGGGTTAATGGGTGGTTATTCTATTTCTCCAACAGCAACAACAGACGGTTTATTTAGTGACGAATTGTTTAAATTTAAAACTCCTGATTTAGAATTTAGCGAACTAGAAAAGTACATGAGAAAAAGGTACAATGTATGACATACCTAAACTTAGTAAACGCTGTGTTAAGGCGTATGAGAGAAACAGAAGTAACGTCTATAAGCGCAACTGCTTACTCTGCGTTAATTGGTGAGTTAGTTAATGAAGCTAAAAGAACAGTAGAAAGCGCGTGGGATTGGTCAGGACTAAGAGCCGACATAAACTTTAATGCTACATCAGGAACTGTTACTTATGCGCTTACAGGTAGTGGAGACAGACCTACAGTTTTAGATGCAATTAACACAACGTCTAAAAAAAGAATGTGCTATGAAACTTCAGCACAGTTTAGAAACTTTACAAAATTAAGCACAGTACAAACTGGATTGCCTTTTTACTTTACTTACAGCGGTATTGACAGTAACGGAGACACAAAAGTAGATGTGTATCCTACTCCTGACGCTACTTATGCTTTATCTTTTACTGTTGTTAAACGCCCTGTAGACCTTACAGGAGCTTCTGACACTCTTTTAGTACCCTCTGCTCCTGTGATACAAATGGCTACCGCGTTAGCCGCTAGAGAGCGTGGAGAGACAGGAGGCACAGCAGCAGCAGAACACTTTGCTTTATCAGACAAAACACTGTCAGATGCAATAGCTTTTGATGCTGCTAAATATCCCGAAGAACTTGTGTGGCGCGTTTTGTAATGGCTCAACAACTGCAAAATGTAACTATATCAGCACCTGCGTTTTCTGGTATTAATACTCAAGATTCGCCTATTGATTTAGACCCTTCTTATGCGTCTATTGCAGACAACTGTGTTTTTGACCGCTATGGTCGAATTGGTGCTAGGAAAGGATTTGAAGTATTAACGACAAACGGTAATGCAGCTTTAGGAGCATCTTTTACACAAAGCATATTTGAGTTTGTAGATCAGAGCGGTGACGTTACTGTATTATCCGCAGGTAACAACAGGTTGTTTTCTGGAACTACAACACTTACAGAAATAACACCCTCTGGTTATACTCCTACAGCAAACAACTGGAAGTGGGCTAATCTTAACAACCATGCTTATGGATTCCAAAGGGGCCATGAGTCTTTAATTTATACCGATTCTAGCGGATCTGGGGCATTAACAACCTTTAGTGGTTTTAGTGGAGAGTCGGGAACAGCACCACAAGCTAATGAAATTTTATCAGGCTTTGGTAGGTTGTGGGCGGCTGATGTTACAGGAAACAAACATACAATTTTCTTTAGCCACCTTTCTACTGGATACCAATGGTCAGGAGGATCATCAGGTTCCTTGGACATTACTAGTGTGTTACCTAACGGTGCTGATGATATTGTAGCTCTAGCAGCACATAACGGTAAGTTAATAATATTCTGTAAGAACACTATTCTTATATACTCAGGGCCAATTAATCCGGCTACTATGGTATTAGAAGACACTGTAGTAGGTATAGGATGCATTGCTAGAGACTCTGTAGTAAGCACAGGTACAGACTTGTTGTTTTTGTCAGACTCAGGTGTAAGATCGTTAGGAAGGACAATACAAGAAAAATCAGCAGCTATTGGTGACGTAAGCCAGAACGTAAGAAATGATTTATTAGATGAAATGGCTATACAAACAGGAATAATTAAAGCAGTTTATAGCCCCGAAGAATCTTTCTATTTGTTAAGTTTACCTACCTCTGAAAAAGTCTTTGCATTTGACACTACTAGGGCTTTAGAAACAGGAGCGTTTAGGGCTACAACATGGTCAAGTATAAATCCTCGTAGTTTTGCTAGAGGTGTTGACGGTACTCTTTTCTTTGGTAGATCAGAAGGAATTTGTAAATACACAGGTTTTTTAGATAACGAAGCTACTTATCAAATAAGTTACTTTAGTAATCCTTTGGCTTTTGGCTCTCCGGCTAACTTAAAATTCTTAAAAAAGTTTAACCTTACAATTATTGGTGGTGCTTCTACAGCAGTTACGTTTAAATGGGGATACGATTACACAGAACAATATACTAGTCAGGACTTTACTATTGGATCTTCAAGTGCTGCTCAATACGGCATAAGCGAATACGGCGGTAACGCAGAATACACAGCTAGTCTTTTGGTAAACACTCCCAAAATAAATGCTACAGGAGGTGGAGAAGTTGTTACTGTAGGTTTAGAGGCACACATTGAAGGTGCTTCCTTTTCTATCCAAAAGATTGACATACTTGCACTAATGGGACGCATACTATGAGTGATTATACTAAGACGGTTAACTTTGCCGCTAAGGACAGCCTAAGCACAGGTAACTCTAATAAAGTTGTTAGAGGGTCAGAGATTGATACAGAATTTAATAATATTGCTACAGCCGTTGCAACCAAACTAAACTCAAGTGGTGCTGTGTTTACCAATGCTGTTTCGTTTCCTGATGGTACTGCTAATGCTCCGGCAATAACAAACACAGGGGACACAAACTGTGGGTTTTTCTTTAGTGCCGCAGATACTATAGCTTATACGGCCGGAGGTACTGCTCAGGTAACTTTTGCTGATGGTCTTATTGCCCCAGTAACTACTAATGATGTTGACTTAGGAACTAGCTCACTACAGTTTAAAAATGCATTTTTTGACGGAACAGTAGAAGCAGACGCATTTACAGTTAATGGTATAAGCCTTGCAGAAACTATTGCAGACACTGTTGGAGCAATGGTAACTAATAATACTGAAAGTAACATTTCAGTTACTTACGATGATAATGACAATACTTTAGATTTTGTAGTAGGCACCGTTGCTTCTTCTAATGAAGTTACAGTTACAGCTAATAACACTGCTGACGAAACGGTTTATTTAGCTTTTGTAGACGGTGCTACAGGCGCACAAGGTATAGAAACAGATACAGGTCTTAGTTATAATCCTTCTACTGGTTTAGCAACTTTAACAGGATTTGGCGGTACTGGAGCAATTAAAGTACCTATAGGGTCTACAGCACAACGACCTAGTAACGCAGCAGGTTTATTAAGATACAACAATACTACAGGCAAGTTTGAAGGTTACACAGATGCTTGGGGCGATATTGGTGGCGGTGAGGCTACTATAACAATAAGCACAATGACAGGCGATGGTAGCGACACTACGCTTACATTGTCAGCAGCACCTCCTTCTGAAAACGCACTTCAAGTTTATTTTGATGGAGTATATCAACACAAAGATACTTTTAGTTTTAGTGGAACTACACTTACATTTTCTACTGCTCCTGCAAGCGGCGTTAAAGTAGAAGCAATTAATCTTCTTACGGTTGCCGCAAGCACAACTCCCGCAGACACAAGTGTCACTACAGCTAAATTGGCTTCAAATGCTGTAACAACTGCAAAGATAACAGACGCTAATGTAACCACAGCTAAGTTAGCAGATGACAGCGTTACAAGTGCCAAACTAGCTCATTCTTTAGACGTTGTAACAGGTTTAACTATTGGCGGTGCTAGTAATGGCGTAGCAGTAACTAACGGAGCTATTGCGCTAAAGAACTCTGGCACTCAGTCAAAGATTGATTTTTATTGTGAGTCATCCAACGCACACTACACAAGACTCCAAGCGGCCCCGCATGGCAGTTACTCAGGAAACATTGTTCTTACGCTACCCGCATCAGATGGTGACGCAGGGCAGTTCTTACAGAGTAATGGCTCTGGCGTGTTATCGTTTGCCGCAGCGGGTGGCTTGTATAACGATTGGCTCGTTAAAACCGCTAATTTTACTATGGCAAGCGGCGATCAAATAGTGGGTAATCACGCATCTACTGCATTTACTTTGACTCTTCCCGCATCACCAAGTGCGGGTGCTGTTGTGACGGTAAAGAATGTTGGAGCCGCTTTGATAACAATCGGGCGCAATTCGCAAAAGATAAATTCAGCAACTAATGATGCTCTGTTGCCAAAGAACAACGCGGCTACGCTAGTCTTTGTCGATTCAACTATCGGTTGGACTACAATCTAAGGAGATTAATAATGACAGCAGTAATAGGTAGTAAAGGATTATGGAATCGTGATCCTGCAAAAATGCCAAGAACATACGGCGAAACATATCAAACGTTCATAGGAAGAGCATCAAGTGATCTTTTTTCAAATCGTATGTCTGATAGATCCGCGTTGTTAAACACGGGTTATATTACTCACATAGAAACTGCGGCTGTTGCTAATACTGCAAGAACTATTGTCAACATCAGTGGAAAGTCAGGATGGCTAACATGGGCTATGGGGTCGTGTGGAGCATCTCAAGCAGTAACATATGTTGTTACTATTGATGGCGTTGCAACAACCATAGCTGTCAATGCTGATGGATCAGACCAAACTGACACTGGTGGTCAAAATAATACTCAAACAGGGTTTTTAGGACTAATGTTAAATCATCACGGTTCTGCGGGTTATACGGACGGAGGTGTAATGTCTGACGCTGCTTGGATAGCAAATAATAATGTTAGTAGCAATAACAAAGCGTGGAACGCAGAGCATCAAACGCTAAATATGGGGTCTTATAATGACGCTAATAGCCATAATCGTAGAATTGTAGATCCGTTTCATGCAATCCATAAATATCCAAGTTCTGTTTGCCGTTTTGAAACTTCAATGACAGTTACAGTTGCCGGTACTATTGCAGCGGGGTCGAGTGATAACACTCGCTTTGCTGCTGTTATATACGTTTTAGATTCATAGGAGATAAAAATGAGTACTTTAGTTAGCATTACAGAACTAGACAATGGTTCTTCTTTAAGTCGTTTTTTATATGATGATGGAAGTTTTATTGACAAGCAAAATATTGAATTACCTACAGTATCTAATTCTGAAATTGCGGCGGCGGCAGAGATAAACGGCAGAGAATGGAGAGATTTACAGCTTAAAAAAAGTGACCATATCCCTGCAATCACAGATCATCCCCAACGCGCAGCTTACTTGAGTTATCGCACAGCACTGAGGGATTGGCCCAGTACCTCTGACTTTCCCGCAACCAAGCCCACACTAGGGAGCTAAACAATGGCAATAACGCAGATTAAGACCACGGGTATTGCCGACGATGCAGTT